AGTTTTTCAAATAATTCAAACACCTGTTGGAACTGCTGGAGCAGATGATTGGTGGGAGATAACTGGAATCCAAATTGAAATTGGAGAATCTGCTACTGATTTTGTTCATGAAAGTTATGGCGACACTTTAGTGAAATGTCAAAGATATTATCAAAAGCATGATTGTGCTGATTCAACTTATAATATTTTCGGAACTGGTATTAGAACAGGAGCAACAACTGCTGAGATTCCTATTCCATTACCTGTTACCATGAGAGAGAAACCCACTTTTGGCTATAGTGGATTAAGATTTCGAGATTATACTGGAATAGATACTTCGGTAACTTATAGTGGAACTTATGCAGATAGAACTTATCCAATGCTGATGTTGTCTAGTGTAACTATTTCTAATGACGCAGGATGTATACAAGGAGCTAGTGCTGCTGATTATATGGAGTGGGATGCAGAGTTATGATTGAAAAAGTAGAAAAAATATATTTACTAAAGGCACTACCAACAGATGAACAAATAATTAATTATAAAATTACATATGAAGATGGCAAAGAGCATTTTGTGCCAGATGCTCCAAACAATAGACACTACAAAATGGTTATGGAGTGGGTTGAAGAAGGCAATACAATAATAGATAATCCACCAGAGGAAGATAATGAGTAAAAAAATGAAAGATAACGAGTTTATGATACCAGTAAAAATCTCAGCTCAAAAAGGATTAAGTGGCACGGATTCTATAATATTGGGTATGATTTTTACAACAATTTATAAAAAGCAACTTTTTCTTTTATCGAATGGTAAAATTGCCGAATATATTGGGAGAACAAAATCAGCTGTATCAAAGTCGCTTTCTAAGTTAAAACGATTAGGACATATTAGGGAAATAGAATATTATAGTCCAATATATTCCAAAGCTAGAAGAATACAAATGTCCAACGAACTTTACAGGGAGTGTTTAAAGTGAGTAAAGTAATTATATGGATGCAAGACAATGGTATATTGGCAGTAACACACCCAGCAGATTGTGGATTATCTCTCGAAGAAATAGCAAAAAAAGATTTACCGAGTGGAAAAAAATTTAAGATTATGGACGCAGAAGAATTGCCAGAATGGAATGAATTTAGAGATGCTTGGGAGATAGATGAAGAAGAATTAACAGATGGAGTTGCAGATTAATGGCAATTAAAATTAATATGGAAAAAGCTAGAGAACTCTGGAGAGATAAAATCAGATTAGCAAGAGCATCAAGATGGGCAGATTTAGATTCTCAATGGTTTCAAGCAACAGAGGCAGGAGATACAAAAACTGTGAATCAAATTGTAAATCAAAAACAAATATTACGAGATTATCCTAATATGGACACAATAGCAGAGGCAGATACTATTGAGGTATTAAAAGAAATATGGGATAATGACTTATTAGGAGAGAAATAATATGGCACAAACAGTTGTAGCAACAGGAGCAACAGCATTATCAGGAAGTACGCTTATATATTCAAATTCAACTGCTGGAATTTATTCAGCATTAATTGATTTGACTCCAATGTCAGCAGATACAAAAATTGGCGTTGATATTGCAAATTGCACAATTGTTGCAAGTGGATTAAAAGTTGTTACAAATGACGCATTTGAAGGAACGCAAACTTTAGAGCCAATGTATTTTCAACCACCAATGCACACCAACAAAGGATATTCAATCACTATAGTTTTAAGTAGTGGAACAGCTTCTACTATCCCTTGGGAAATTACAACTTTCTAATTCATAGGGTAATATTAACCTATGGCACTCGGCAGTTATAATTTATCACATCATAGACAAGCATATCACTATTATGTAACACCAGCGAAACGCAGAATTTCGTTAAATAGTACATGGTGGCAAAGCTGGATAATATGTCTTGGAGCTGGTATAAAACCAGATGGTGTTGATTTTGCTAGTGCTGTTGGCGATATAGGTCTTAATAATCCAGTAACAGCAATAACTATGACAGGAGTTGATTTTCAATCTGCTGTTGGAGAAGATGGATTTGGAATTGGAATACGCAGATGTAAAATCGGACATGACGCTAGTAGTTTCTTTGTTGGTAAAAATATAACGACTAATCCTAGTTCTACTGTAAGAGTATTTAGATTTGGGTCAAATGAAGATGATAGAACAAATAGAGTAGTCAAATTTCCTAAAGTTAAAAGAGAATATGTAAATGTAACAGCAAGTCCTATCAATGTTCGTATGGAAAATGCTAGTGAATTTTTTAACACAATTATTGAAGATAGAACGCAATTTAAACAACCAGCAATGATTGAATATGGTTATCAAGCATCAACATATAGTGCTGATGTTTTATGTATTGGAGGAGGCGTATTAACTAATGCTACTTACGGTAATCATGAAGTAAGTATGACTTTAAAAAACAGATTAGACATATTAGCAGAAACGAAAATGTCTATTGATACAACATCAAGACAAGGCATTACTTATGTTGGCTCAGAATGGAATCCAGCAGATATGGTTTGGAACATATTAACTACAAATTCTTTAGCATTAAAATTTAGCTCAATAGAATCATATACTAATCCACAAATTCATTACGATAGTTGGAAAGCATGGCATGATACTTTAGATTCAGAAAACATAACAGTAAATGGATATTTTCCATTTGCAACAAATTACCAAAAAGCATTACAATCTGTTGCAGAAAATACAGATTCCGCAATTTATGTAGAAGGAGATAATAGACTTTATTTCAGAAGAAATCTTGTAGGAGTAAATAGTTACAAAGCAGATTTAACAGATTCAGATATATTGAGAATGACAGCAAAAGGTAATGCTTACGATATGTGTAATCAATTTTCTGTGCCTATGTCTTATGCTGTTTCTGGAGGAAGTTTAGGATTGCCACATTCAACAGTAGTATTCAATGATACAGCATCACAAAATAGTTTCGGAATTGTTCAAAAAGAGCCTACAACAAAATTAATATGGTACACAAATAGTGCAAATGCTAATAACTTAGCTCAAAGGATAGTTTATAGAAGGAGAGAGCCAGAAGTTGAGTTAGATATAGAAACGCCAATAAAATATCTAAACCAACAGTTAGGCGATTTAATTTATGTTACAGCAAATGAAGTTGGCTTGTTTGAACAACCTTATACTCTAATTGGAGAAACAATAGATGTTGAAAATCATAAAATGAATTTACAGCTTTCAGTAGGTCATGGATTAGCAGTTGCAAACTTGTCAGTATTTACTTTAGGAGATAATATACTAGGAAGAATGAATAATACTACGGGATTGTTAGCGTAATGGGATTTACTAATTTAACATTTACAGCAGGTCAAAAATTAACATCAACTATTATGGCTCAGTTCGACCAAAATTTTGATGCTTTAGCTGAAGGAGATGAATCTGGGCCAAGAGTACCAAGACCAAAAGTTTGGGGGCATTTTTGTGGATTCTCAACAGCAAATAGAGGAATATATGCTACTAAAGGATTGAGTAGTTTTACAAGAAATGCAACAGGAGCTTACACAGTAGGATTCACAACTCCTTTTAGTGAAACTAACAATGTAGGAATATGTTTAGGATTTGAACATAATACTTCTATGGCAGGAGATACTTATGTAAGAATGGCAAATGTTTCTTCCTTTAGCACAACTGAAGTTACTTTTAGAAATAGAAAAACGAGTACGAGTGCAAACTCAGATGACGATTGTAATGCTATATTTATCGCTTTTTGGGAGTACACAACATAATGGCTTGGCACAATATTGCATTTACATTTGGAAGTACATTGACAGCAAGTAAAATAGGAGGACTTCAAGATAATTTTACAGCACTTGCAGAAAATGCAACAGGCTCTCCTACTTTTTCTAGTCGTTCAACAAAAATAGTAGTGTTTAGTGGAAATGGACATATACATAGTGGAGCAGGAATAAGTTCTATTACTCATGGAGCGACAGGGCAATATGTATTAAATGTTTCAACAGTTTTTTCAAGAGGTACTCAAGCGTTTAGTGGACCTGTAGCTCCTGGAACTTTTTATCGGAGCGTACCAAGTTTTGTTCTTATTGGCTTTGAGGCAAATGTCGCATATTCAGACCCAAGCGTTAGAGTATTAGCAGGAGCTAATGCAACAACAACAAGTACAGCAACATATCAAATGAATTTTCAAGCTGTGAATAATTCTGCAAAAGCACACGAAGATGTTTATAGAGGAAGTGTAGTTATAGTGGAGCATACAGATTAATGGCATTTACAACTCAAAGTTTTAATTCAGGAGCAGTTCTTACAGCAAGTATGATGAATGTTTTACACGCTAACTTCACAGCAGTAGCAAGTAGAACAACAGGAGCTCCGAAAGTAATACAAACAAATCATGCGTGGGTAAGATTTTCAACAACTGGAGCGATAAAATCCAGTGAAGGAGTAAGTTCAGTTTCAAGAAGTCAAACTGGAGAATATACAATTTCATGGACTATTCCATTTAGTGGATTTTATGCAGTTACTTGGGGAGACCAAACTCAATTACCAGTTACCGACCCAAGCATTAGAAATTGGAGAGCCTTTCCAACAAATAGTGGCAATGTTCTCGTAACATATTCTGCTGCGAACAATTCAAGCACTGCCAAAGAAGACCAAAGAGGAACTATTTCTGCTTGGCAAGTTTAATTATAGGAGGAATGTATGATTAGATTATTAAAACTTTTAAAAGAGCCTAGTACATACGCTGGGTTTTCTGCTTTAGTTTTAAGTTTAGGAATATCAAATTCAGAATATCAAATATGGACTACTGCCATAGCTGGTGTTGCTGGTGTTGTTGCTATGCTTTTAAAAGAAGGAGAATAAATGTTTGGAAAAATTATTAGCGATATTATTTCAAACTTATTGGGTAAAGGACTTGCTCTGCTAATGGGTTATCTCCAAAAGAGAAAAGTGCAAAAGTTAGAAAGGCAAGTTCTTACTCAAAAAGATAAAATTACAATCTTAGAACATGAGAAAAAAACTCAACAAAAAATTCAAGATTGGCAATATCGTCTAAAAAATAAAGAAGGAGAGGATTTAGCTAAAGAGCTGAATAAAATAAGGCATGAAAAGTGAAAAACACGCTGAGAGGCGTTTTAAGAGCTCATACTGGGGTTTTATCTTAAAAGCGACCTTTACCCTTTGCTTTGTGCTATTTGGGCTTAATTCATGCTCTATTTTAACGAAACCTACCAATACTTTACCTGAAAAGGTGGAATACACGAAAATTGAATTTAAAAGTTGCAATCCAGAGATATCTGGACATCTTTGTTTAAAAAATGAAGATGCAATTTCTATTACTCTTGACTTGAAGAAATGTCAAGCTCAAAATACTTTACTAAGAGAGTTACATGGAAATTGAAATATTAGTACATTTATTACAACAAGCTCCAGTTCTAGGAGTGTTGATAATTTTGTTTATGATGAACAAACAACATAATGGAAAAAACGGAAATGGAGTGCAAACAGAATTAATGAGAGGCATTGCTGATAGTTTAGATAAACTAGCAGATGCACAAGTTGACGCTAACAGAATAGCAGAACGCAGAGCGAGAGGTTTTGAGGCATGGCTAGACAGAAATCCAAACAACAAAAGTCCATTCGTAAGCAAGTATCATCAAGAGTAAATTGGAGTGATGAACTTGTATCACAAATTATAAAAGAGGAATTACCTCTACCAGAAAAAGAATATAAATTTCATCCAACAAGAAGATGGAGATTCGATTTGGCTTTCATAAAAGAAAAACTTGCAGTTGAAATTGAGGGAGCTGTTTGGACTTATGGAAGACATACAAGAGGCTCTGGCTTTATAAAAGATATGGAAAAATATAATGAGGCGTGTTATTATGGTTGGTATATGGCAAGGTTTACACCGAATGATGTCAAAACAGGAGTAGCACTTAAATATCTAATGAGATATTTTAAAGGAGTAGAATTCAATGAATGAGGCGATGTTAGAAAAGTCGTTCATTAATCTCTATGACCAATTCTTGAAACTGAATATGCACATACAGAAATCCTATCCTAAAGATAAACCTATGAAATTGATATTAGAAAATATGGTATTCGTATTTGAAGATATAGCAGAGCATTATTATTACGAAGAACTTTCAAGAGTTAGAGAGAACGATAATGACGATAACAAAAACCCACACTAGAACAATCTTCCTTTCAGATATACACTTTCCATATGAGGACAAGAAAGCTCTGGCGATGGCTATGGATATTATTAAAGACCAAAAGCTATCTTCCGATGATAGCATTATCATTGGTGGCGATTTGGTTGATTACTATCCTATTAGCTCTTTTAATCCTGACCTCACTAATAGCAACATTGATATAGAACTATTTGAGGCACAAAATTGGTTAAATGAGTTGCGTAAAATAGCTCCGAATCCGACTATATATTTCTTTGAAGGTAATCACGAAGAAAGGATGCAAAAAAAAATTCTTAGCTCTTGTACTTCTTTGGCTCCATTTTTAAAAAACAAATTATCAATAAAAGAACTGTTAGAACTAAAGAAATTTAATGTGCGTAAAGTAAATACGCCATTTACTATGAATAAAAAATTGTATTATTTACATGGACACGAAAAAAAAGGATTTATAACACCAAAGCATATTGCAAATGTTCATCTTAGTTATTATAACAGGAATGTAATAGTAGGACATCATCACAGGTTTGATATGATGATTACAACAGAGTTAGATGGAAGTTTACTAGGAGGATGGTGTAATGGATGCCTTGCTGATTTATCAAGAATGCCTGATGGATTATATTCTTCTTTCGATAATACACAAAGAGGCATAACAGTTATATATGAAAAAAGTAATCATTTGTTTTCTGTTGTTCAACATCTATTTATTCCAAATAAACAAAAAGGATATGAGTGCCTTGTTAATGGCAAAGAATATGTAGCTTAGATATCTAAATACTTTAGTATCTGTGAATACATTTTGCTTTTTACATCGTTGTTTTCTAAATAATGTATATAAGGTTGCGTTGTGCCAACAGCTTTTGCAACTTCTAACTGGCTTTTATTTGCGATTCTTCTACCTAATCTACATTTTTCAAAGTCTGGCAATCTGTCTTTGCTGTTTAGAAATAGCTTAGATAGTTCTCCTCTAATAATTTGATTTTGAGGTGTTTTGCTATTGCAAATATTCTGAATATATTGTCTTGAACAATTCATGCGTCTTGCTACATCAGCATAGGACTTTCCATTCAATAGCACATCTTTCATAATCACTTGTAACTTTTCGAATTCCATATAATCCCCCTAACATATTTAACTTAACTTCATTTATATAAATGTAAATATTTTATTTATTTACTTTACAATTATAATATATATTGTAAGGTTTAAATATGGGTAGTCATATGAAAAGAGATTTTGCATCAGCTAGTTATACGGCAACGAAACTAGAAGAAATTGCTAAAACCAAATGGCGTACTTTCAAAGGAAAGATTGTTGAAGTATATCCTTATGGATTCAAGTTGGACAATTTTCCTGATGAACTGGTGTATGGTCTTACACTTAATCATGCAAAAATAGATGCTAACCCTTTTAGGATTGGCGATATTGTTGAAGGAACTGCCTTAGCAAAGCATACAGGAATATTTATTCAAAGATTCAAAGTCCTGTATCGCAAGGAGGTACATAATGAGTAAAGCTACTTTAAACGAAAACATAGTAGGTAAAGTGTCTAAAGTTGCAGAATTCGGATTTCAAGTCGAAGGGCATGACGAAAAAGGTTATTTATCAACAAAGTTTTACGAGGGCGACAAAAATGTAGCAGTAGGTACAGATGTTGCTGTTGTTGTTAGACCTAATACTAAAGGCGATAAAACTTTTTGGAATGTTCAAGATTTGACATACGAAAGCAATGGTAGTACAAAATACAATCCTACTGAAACTGTGAATAAAGCTCCTGATACTCAAATTTTAATTGTTAGACAAAACTGTATAACAAATGCTGTTGCTTTTCATCAAAATACTAAAACTAAAAACGAAAAAGATGTATTAGAAACTGCAAAACAATTTGAGGAATGGGTCTATAGACACGATTCAGTTGAACAAACGAAAGATGATGTTCCATTTTAGGAGGTAAAATAGATGGGCGACAAACCAAACTATTATGCTGTTTTGCCTGCCAATGTTCGTTACGACAATAGACTGGCGAATTTTCCTAAGTTGCTATACGCAGAGATATCTGCGTTATGCAACAAGGAAGGATATTGTTGGGCAAGTAATCAATACTTTAGTGAGCTATATGATTGTACTCACATTACAATTACTAGAGCTTTATCTCAGTTGATTGAATGCGGGTATATTAGTAGAGAACTAATTCAAACAGAGCAGAATCACACTAAAAGGATACTGCGCATAACCATATCAAAAAAGAAAGGGGGTAGTATCAAAAATGATGTGGTGGGGGGTATCAAAAATGATGTACCAATTAATAAAAATAAGTTTAATAATACAATTAATATTAATGCTTTTAGTAGTTTTTGGGATAACCTAAAAGGTAGAAAGCATAATAAAAAAACAGCAATAAAAACATTTAGCAAAATCCAAACAGAATTAACACCAGAACAGCTTGCGAATAAATACAATTTGATGTTTGGAACTAGAGAAGAAAAATATATTCCATATCCTGCTAAGTGGTTAGAAAACGAAGGATGGAAAGAAGACATTCAAGAAGTTGCTGAAGGAGGCGAAAAGATATATCGAGATAATGATGGATATATAATTTCAAAAGAGGCATGGGAAAGTACACAAAAATTTTCATAATGCGTTCTAAGCAAAACCTATTAAAATACTTGTGGTCTAAAGTACGCAAATTTTTCAAGGAGATATATTAATGGAAAATCAACAACTTATTCAAAAAGAATGTCAAGGATTAGTAGGTCAATTACATTTAATCAATATAAACATTCTAAAAGACAGATTACGCAGAGGAGCTATTCTTGAACAAATAAAAGAAAAGAAACTGTATGTAAACTACGATAGCTATGTAGAAACTTGGGAACAATTCCTAGAATGTATTCAATTGAATAGAGAAACAGCAAGACAAGATATGCAAATCTATTACGAATTTGCAGATTACTTGTTCAAAGAAGAACATTTAATGGGTACAAGTTATGAAAGATTAGTAAGACTTCTACCTTTAGTTAGAAAAGAGCCACTACAAAAAGAGGCATTATTACACATGGCGAGAGATGCCAATAGACCAGATTTCGAAAATAATTTAAGAGAATTGAAGGGTAAAATGCCTACTGATAAATGCGAAGATTGCACAGATACACCGATTATACTGAAGAAATGCAGGGTATGTGGAAAAATATATAAGGAATAAAAAATAGTTGACAATTATATACGAGTATGTAATACTTATATATAAATTCATTTTAAGGAGGTAGTAAAAAATGGATAAACAAGAAAAAAAATTTAGAGAGTTTTTTCAAGACATCTATATTCAATTCGATATGAAAAGACTTGACAGGGCAGGAGTTTCTCCTGTTACAAGAGCAACTTCAATTATGGCTCTTAGAAGAATATTTAATAAAGGAGAGGTCAACGAATCATTTGTAAGCAATAACCAAATAGATGTTAGGCACTCTCACTACATAATAGATTTTGCAAAGCATGTAAATGCAGTTATCAAAGAAATGGAGGTAGCACAATGAGTCATTTTATTAATGATAGATGGAATGAAAATTATTGGGAAAGTTTAGGGCAAGTCTGCGATGAAAAAAATGCAGAAAAAGGAAGTCTTAAATATCAACCAAAATATTTATTGGAATTCCTAGAACAACACGAAAACCAAACCCCAATGGATTTAGCTGATTATCCCGAGGACGCAGCGAAAGCGACAATTGAGAGATATGAAGATTGGGAGATGGAAGAAAAAACACCATTGGAGGATAGGATATGACTTTTCAAGAATGGATAGAAAGCTGTCCAGTTGATTATGACTTTTTAGAGCATGGACAAAAGTTGAACAATCCGAGGGATTTGTTAAGTGGATTTGTAGAGGATAAAACAGTAGAAATATATAAATTTTATCCAATCAAAGAGGAGGAAACCAATGAGCAAATATAAATATTGGAGTACAAGCAAATTGTTAACACTTTTAAAAGAGTTAGATTTAGGTTTATCTGGCTCTCATGTAAAGGATGTTTATTTAAAACATTATGTTGAAGAAATTTTATATAAGAGAGGAGGAAGACAATGACCAATAAAGAAGAAACTTTTGTAGGCAAAAATGGAAAAGTCTATACAAAGAAGAATAAAAATGCTAAACCAAAATTGAATGTAGGTTTAAGTAAGAAATCGCATGTTTCTACAGAAAAACCTATCTTTTTTCAAGACAAGGGATTCTTTGGTAGGAAGTGGTCAAGAAAATATAAAAAAGGAGGTACACAATAATGAGTAATGTTTACGATTTTCCAATTCAAGTAATAGACAATTTTGAAATTGTTTTAAATGGAGAAACATTTGATTCTGGATTGCACACTACTATTGCAAAAGACAAAAAAGTAATAGTTAGGGTTGATGATGATTCAAATGATTCAAGAATTCTAGGATTAGTTTCATCTGACTATGATGTTATCACGCATAAAGAGTCAGTTGAGCCGATTGAAAATGTTCTTAGGAATATGTATGATGATTCTGCATCTATTCCAACTACAATTTCAGTTCAAAAAAATGGAGCTAGATTCAGAGCTGTTTATACTTTGCCAGAACAATACACTATAGGCAAAGATGATATAGTGAATCCGACAGTTACAGTTACCAACAGTTATGATGGAAGTCATGGCTTGAACATCCGAATGGGTGCATTCAGGGTAATATGTTCAAATGGTCAAATTGTCGGATTTGCTGACGATTACTCAACAATTCACATGAAAGGTAGAGGCATTCAGCAATACAGAGATGATGCCGAGCCATTTATAAAACAAGGAATAGAAGATGTTGTAAAAGAATGTGGACTGTGGAGTCATTGGAATGATACGCAATTCAATCAATCTTATTCAAGTTTTGAAAAAGAACTCGTTGATACATTTGATAGTTATACAAAAGATGACAATAACAAAGTTCCAGTAAGAAGAAACCAGATATTGAATTACATTGCTGGCGAAATGGGAATGCAAGATTTTCATTCATGGATGAATGGAGATAATTTTGCTGAGCCGACAATATGGCATGTCTATAATGGATTAACAGAATATGCAACGAAAGGAATTCTAAATGCTGATGGTTTCGAGAAGAAATCTAATACTTTATTTTCTCAAATACCAAGAGCAAGATTAGTAAGGAATTTCATGGAAAAAAACGATGTATTCAAGTCAAATCAAATCCAATAGGTTTACTTCCATTTTCCTATTGGAAAGGGGGGAGTTGTTCTAATGGTAATCAAGATATCGCCAACTCTCCTCTCCCAAACGCAGATATATCTGTTATGATTGAGGTATGAAATTGTTCTTAGGAGATTTTATAAAACCAATAGAAGTAATCATGTTAAGTTATGATGAACTTCAAGAAAAGAACAACAACCAAAAAGACGAAATATGTGGAATGTACGATTTTGAAACGCATACCATCTTCATGACTAACGATGACAATGTTCCAGTCTTAGATGTTCTAATGCACGAAATATCTCATGCTCTTATCGCAGAACAAGAAACAATTACTGATGAAGAACACAAAGCAGATATTTTAGCAATAAGACTCAAAAAACTATTAGAGAACAAGGAGAAAATATATGTATTTACCCAATGAAGATTATGTAAAATTACATTCTTTAGATTATCTAGAATGGATGAGGCAACAACCATGTTGTCTTACAGGAAATCCAGTAGCCGATTTACATCATTTAGAGGCAATAGGAACTAGAGGACACAGGAAAGAGCCAAATCAAAGACACTTTACTGTTGTTCCTTTAGTAAGAGAAAAGCACAGCGAACTACATGATATAGGAATTCATAAGTTTCAAGAAAAATACAATATACAACTATGGCAAGATGCTTACTATTACTTTGCTAAATGGTTATTGTTAAACATAATGAATAAACCAAAACCACAAGTATATCCAGAAGGATATTCACAGAATGAACAACATGGCGACGATTAAAATAGTAGCGTGGGTATTGTTCGCAATATGGACATTACTATGGTTGTATTTTGACAATAAAACATAAATAGAATAAAGTGATTATATGCTCAAAAGTTGACAAAAGTTGACACTAGAGCGAGGGAGTTTCGAATGGAAAAAGAAGACCTTAAACCAGATACTAGAAATGCGAATAAAGGTACACCAAGAGGACAATGGATGCTTGAAAAATCTATTGAAGAAACTGGATTAGGAAGAAGTATCTTAGCTGATAAACATGGCAACATAATCGCAGGTAACAAAACATATCAAACAGCAATGGAAAACAATCTGCCAGTTAATTTCGTAGAAAGCAATGGACAAGAACTTACAGTAGTAGTAAGGAAAGATTTAGATTTAAACAAAGATGTTAAGGCAAGAAAACTCGCATATTATGACAACAGAGTAGCTCAAGTAGATTTGGATTGGGACACTTCACAAATGCTAGAAGATGTAGAAAAGGGAGTCCAACTAGATAATATGTGGGTAGATAAAGAACTAGAAAACTTACTGAACAAAGAAGTAGATTTAGATATTCCAACAATAAGACCTAATCCAAATGATGATGTTAGTGAGTATTCTCCTAGTGGAATACAAATGTTGCAGGTAATATTGGATAAAGATAAACATAAGGATATGATGGACAAGCTAGAAGTAATAAAAGAAAAGAAAGGCATACGAAATACTTCCGAACTTGTTTATGAGATAATAAAAGATGCTTACGATAAAGTTAGATAAACAACTTACAGATGAACAAGCAAATAAATTTGCTGGAGAATACGCAAGAGAGGATATGTACGATACTCTTGTAGAAGAAGATGCAAATGTTTATAAACCTAATGGAGAGCCTCTTTTAATCTTTAGAAAGAATATCATTCCAAAAAATATATGCCAACAAGCGTGGGCGAATATAAGAGATGCTAGTCAAATGACAAATGCAAGAGGGCAAGCTGGTGGTAAATTGAAAGAAAATGAAATGGCAAAATATCATGCTATACAAACTGGCGATTATACTATGCAACAAGTAAGAGCAAGTGATGGAAAGTTAAGTAAAAGAACAAGAGCCAATCCTGTTAATAGTGGAGTTATAGGATACATGGATAAGGCAGGCTCATATCCTTATTGTAGAACAACAGCATACAACTTAAAAAATCCCAAGAAATTTCAACAGGCACTTCCTTTCATCAAGAAGGTAAATGATTTATTCAAAGAATTGCATCCAGAAAGATATCAAAAGCAACATGATATGATAAAAAAAACTCATCCAGATTTTTACATTAAAGATACTGCTTTTACTACTGTAACAGTTAATAGGAATTTTAGAACAGCTATCCATAAAGACCAAGGAGATTATGAAGAAGGATTTGGAGTAATGACTGCATTTACAACAAACAATTTCAAGGGATTCAACTTAGTATTTCCAAAATATAGAGTAGCAGTAAGTATGAAAACAACTGACCTAGCTTTATGTGATGTTCATGAATGGCATGGAAATACCGCAGCATATAGCATAGAAACTGGCAATGAAAAAGCACAAGGCACTTATGAAAGAGTAAGTTGCGTTCTTTATTACAGAAGAAACATGGCAGAGTGTGGAAGTATGCAAGAAGAATTATTAAAAGCACAAGAAAGGGAAGACGAAAAACTCAAAGAATTAAATGGGTAAGTTCTATGGATTTCGTAAACAAACAATGCTTGAAATCGCATTAGAAGAAAGAGAAATATATATGGACGAAAAAACAGGAGCATATTTTTGTACTGAATGTTCTTATGAATTAGATATATATTTAGATGAAGTTACCGATACTTTAACCATTAGTTGTAGAGGTGGTTGCCATAAAGAATACGAACATTGGGGAATAGTATGAAATTTGATGACAAAACAGGATTAATCTATAGAGAAGAATTAAAGGAATTATTTGTTATTAGAGAACAATCTCAATATAAAAAATTAGATTTTAAAGACTCAACATTTATGGACATTGGAGCTCACATAGGAGCAACTACAAATTTAGCAATAAAAAGTGGAGCAAAAAAATGTATTTCTTATGAGCCAATGCCAGAAACATTTGAGATTTTAAAAAAAAATATTAGGGATAAGGCAGAATTAAATCAAAGAGCTGTTCTAATTGACGATAGAAAAGAAATAGATTTTTATATTCATCACAAATACCATAGTTGTAATAGCATCTTACCTATTAAAAATTCTCCAAAAATAACTGTTCCTGCTGTTAATTTTTTAGAGGAGTTACATAAACATAAACCCAATATATTAAAAATAGATTGTGAAGGTGGCGAGTTTTTCTTGTTAGAGAAAGATATCTTACCAGATTTCGTAGAAGAATTAGCAGTTGAAATACATATTAACAAAAAAGAAAAAAAAGCAAAGGCACATGGTTTAATGTTAAATTTTAAAGATTGGTATGTTCATAGAAAATTTAGATTTAATTGGTATGTTACTACTGCAATTATAAAAAGACATATTCCAAGTGAAAATGGAACAGTCCAACAATATATGGAGAGATTATGAATTTTAGAATAGCAATACCTTCAATATCAAGAGCAGAAACTATCACAAAAAAAACCCTGAATTACCTGAAACAAACTGACATAGATATGGCACAAGTTGATATATTTTTAAGCAATCCTAATGAAGAACAAGCATATAGAGAGAATTTAAAAGAGTTTCCTGTAAATATAATTATAAGCAACACCAATCATGTTAACACGCAAAGAAATTTTATCGTAAACTATTACAAAGAAGGAGAACTTGTATTCGGTATAGATGATGATATAGAAGATGCAAGGTATAAAGTAAATGACAAAACAACTGAAAGATTAACTAACCTTGTAGAATTTGTAGAACAAGCATTTGAATTATGTAATAATTACAACATAACTCTTTGGGGAGTTAATCCAGTATTGAATCCATATTTTATGAAGAACAAAATTTCTTTTGAGTTGAGATATATTGTTGCGTGTTTTTATGGATGGATTAATAGTCATAGTGATAAAGCTCTAGTAAGTACAAATCCTGAAATGGGCAAAGAAGATTTTGAAAGGAGCATTAAATATTACATAGAAGATGGAGCAGTTATGAGGTTTAATCATGTTGCTCCGAAAACTAAGTATTATTCCGAAAAAGGTGGAATACAAAATTATAGAACTGTTGAATATGAAGAAAATGCTGTCAAATGGTTGCTAAAAACATATCCTCAATATTGTTCAAGGAAAATAGCAAAGAAAACAGGAAAATATCCAGAAGTAAAACTTAAAGACAAAACAAAAAAGAAAGGGTATGTTAATCTTAAAAGGAAGTAACATGAAAGTATCAAAAGAAACATTAATCAACGCAATCAAACAAGGCAAAGGAATTGTATCTCATATATGCAGAGGATTAGATATATCAAGACAAGCATTTTATCAAAGGGTAAACAATGACGAAGATTTACAGATTGCACTTGATGATGCAAGACAAGAGATAATAGATTTTGCTGAAAGCAAATTACTCGAATTGATAAGAGATGGAAACCAAAACGCTGTTATGTTCTTTTTGAAAACAGTCGGCAGGGATAGAGGCTATGTCGAAAAACAAGAAATAGACCAAACACAAAAGGTAATTAATATTATTGAAGTACCACAGATAGATGCCATAGAGCCTACAATTGATGATATCAAAGAACACTAATTTAATATGGAAACCTACCAAGAAACAATTAGAATTCCTAAAAACTGGGAGGATATTCGAAGTAGCTTATCTTGGTGGAGCTGGCAGTGGAAAGTCAAGCGTCTTACTTATTGATGCTTGTCGCCAAATGAATCATGCTGATGCAAAGGCAGTAGTATTCAGAAGAACAACAAAAGAATTACAACAGTTACTAGATTATTCTCAACAAATTTATAGAAAATTAGGAGCACATTATTTATCACAAAAAGCAGTATGGATATTT